AGCCGGTAAGACGCTTCTGCAATTCGGCGTAACAGCGGATCAGATCAAGCCGACGCTAGCAAGGCTATCTGCAATATCACTCGGCAATCCAGAGCAATTCCAATCCCTTGCAATGGCATTCGGTCAAGTGCAAGCCAACGGCAAGTTGATGGGGCAAGAAGTCTTGCAGATGGTCAACGCAGGCTTTAATCCGCTGCAGGAAATCAGCCGGACGACCGGCATTGCAATGACTGACCTGCGAAAGCAAATGGAGCAAGGCGGCATTAGTGCCCAGATGGTTGCCGACGCGTTTAAGTCCGCTACCGAAGAGGGCGGACGCTTCGCAGGGATGAACGAGAAGTTAGCCGCTACGCTATCCGGTCAGTTTGCTAAGGCCGGAGGCGATGTTAAGGCGTTGGCAATCGAGATCGGTACGCAATTAACGCCAGCGGTCACGGCGTTACTCGAAGCATTTCGCACGCAGGCACAAGGGGCGGGAACACAAAAGCTAACGCAAGGGCTAGGCACGTTTGCTCAAGGGTGGGGATTCTTGGTTTCCTATGCTCAGGGCAAGTCGAATGAATACCTGCTTAACCTCAACGAGTTGGCAAGGGCCGAAGAGGATGCGATTGCAGACGCGATGCATGCCGAATGGATGCGGCTCGAAAGCAAAAAGAAAGCCGACGCGGAAGCAGGAAAACTAGCCGAGCAAGCCAAGCAGCGAGCGAAAGAAGAAGCAGCAGCGGAAAAGGCTAAGGCGGCGGAAATCGCCAAGGATGAGTTGAACAAAAAGCAGATCGAGGAATTAAAGTCACTCCGCGATCAGTACGATCAACTGACGATGAGCGAAGCGGAATACATGGCGGCAAAGCAGAAAGCCGCAGGGTACAGCGAGAACGACATTAAGCGATACCAGACGCTTAATAAACTCATCGAAGAGGCGAAGCAGAAGAAGCAAGCCGAGCAAGATGCGGAGAAAATGAAAGAGGGTATGCGATCCCCTCAAGAGCAGATGCAAGCGGAACTGCAACGCATCGAAGGCATGGTAGCACTGGGGCCGGATAAGGGCCTAAGCCGTCAACAAGGCGATCAGGCAGCGATGGAAGCGGCAATGCGGTTTGGCACTCAGAGCGGCCAGGAAATCGCCAAGAATATAGCCCCCACGCTCAAAGCAGGCACCAAAGAAGCGTTTACATTCATGCAACAAGAGAACGCAAAATCGAAACAGCAAGCAGAGCAAAAGAAACTTGCAGAGGACTTGCTAGCGGAAACCAAGAAGCAGACGTTACTTGCCGAGAATTCACCGCGAATCGCTTTTAGGAGATAACGATGGCCAATGAGTTAGTCGGCAGCGAGTTACGCAAAGGCAGCGGGTTTGTTCGCAAGGGGCAAGGCTTCTCGCTAGTCTTCGGCGAGGCTTGGAGTTTTCGCGTCAAGACGGACGATAAGTTTACTTCGCGTCTGTCGGTGCTTACAGATACTCCAGGGCTACCCCGCGTTGGGTTGCTATACGGGCCGCTAGGCTTGGTATGCGATGACTTGACCGCCGAGCGGGATGAAAAGCATCCGATCTACTGGACAGTAGACGCAAAGTTTCAAACTGGCACCGAAGAGCAAAAGCAGTCGCAAGAGAATCCGGACAGTCCAGACCCTACGACATGGGTGCCAGTTTTTAAGATCGATTCGTTTGTGACTAAGGAGCGGGTTCTAGTCGCGGATCGAACTACGCCGACAGCCAAGAAGCCGGTAAACTCCGCAGGTACTCCATTCGATTCGCCGTTGACAGAGACGCGAAGCCTTTGCCAGTTTTCATTCGTGCAATTTGAAGACGCCGGGCAAAAACTCAAGACCTTCCTAGATCGAAACGACACGGTGAACCAAGCCTCGTTTGACGCAATCGGGCAGATATTTGATCCAAGAACCTTGCTACTCGAAGTGGTCGAAGCGGAATTAGGATCGTACGCAGGATACGCGGCTTGGCGGGTCAAGTATAAAGTCACGTACGACCCCGATAAGCACGATGAACTACGGCTAGACGTTGGGCCTTATTACGTCGATGCAGCGGACGGCAACAAACTCAAACGCTATATGGACGATACAAACACCTTCGGCATTATTGGAGCTCTTGACGGTACGACTGGAGCAAAGGCAGCAACGCCAGCAACGCTTACGTTCAGGTGTAAAAAGGAAATCAATTTTTCATCCTTCATAAGGACTTCCTAATGCCTGATGAAGTCTTATACGCTTTCAACGATGCCGATTCACTCGAACTGCTTCGAATGATTGGCAGCGGGTCAAGCACTGGCGGCAACAGCAATCCAACGCAACAGACGGCGGATTGCTTGATAGCCGTCGCAACGAGTACAATCACAGCGAGGGCTGGGACTACGCTAGGCACTGGCACGGCGAAGGTTAAACGTATTAGCGATGCAAACGTAGCCACTGATTTACACGATGTAGACGTTATCAACGTTGGTGCGGCTATAACAAACGGTGCGTGGCTGATGCTGTTCCGTGTTGGCAATAAGTTCTCGGCAGTGGAGATATGTTAAATGGGATGCTTTGGCAAATGCGGATGTGTTGAATGCTGCTTAACCGAAGCGGAAATGGCAGAAATCGCTTCAAGCGTTCGTGTTCAGCATCCGAGATACGATTCCATTGTCCCTTTTGATTCCGAGGCTTGCTGCAACACGGCCCAGGCTGGCGATACGCTTGGTGAGTTTTCATACTACTGTGTTACGACAAACACGCTGACGACAGATGAATCAATCTCGATTGCTTCGCTAATGTATAAAACGAAGAAGGTATCAGCGTCTCCACCGATAACAACCTGCGAAGAGCCTGACTATCCATTGGTCGATTTCGGTGATGTTTGCAGCGACGTTGTCACCTGCGGCAACGTAACGAAGACCTATAATGAAGTGCGAAAGGTTGCCGGATTTGTTGCGTGGACTTACGGACGCACTAGGGTTAGCGTTATCAAGAGGCTAGTAGTTTGCAACGAAGGAGCCGAGCCCGCTTGCAAGTTTATTGTAGAGTGTGCCGTTGAGGTTATTTATCAATTAGGTGCACTTGAAAAAATTGCAACGACAAAAAACGCGACTCTTTCCGGTCAAAGTGATTGTTGCATCCTAGGGCAGGGATACGATCCAAACAGCGGATTCCCTCCGCTTCTCGTGCCTGCGGGCGAACAATGCTTTTGGAATCAAACGCAATCACCGCCAAGTTTCGATTGCACTACCGACGCGGAAGATGTTGCATGGGGCGCAACAGCTACAGTGTGGATTCGCAAGATTCGCGTATACGATAACGCCGACGATATACCGAGCACAATTACGTTTGGCAATGGAGACACTAACACATGCATCTACGATCCTTGCCAAGCAAGCGAAGGCAGCCTTTGCATTGCAATAGGTGGCGATGACATTCCAGCAAATCAAGGCGGTAATATTGTAACCGTGCCCATAACTACAAACTGCGGATACTGCTTTAGCTTTGGTAGAGAGTGCGAAGACTGCCCCGAAGCAATAGGTAACTATTGCCCTTGCGAGCCGAACTTGCCAAGAATTGATTCAAACAGCGGTATTGCCTTCGGGATGGATTCGTTCTCGTATGTAAACAACCCTTGGAAGGTCGACAACTCAGTTTGCCACACGATCAGCATTGACAACATCGGAGCGTTTCGATGGTTTACTGACTGCCCCGACTGCATCGACCATCCGCTAGGGTATCCTGGAACTGGTGTACCAGAGGAAGAGCGAAACGACTGTAATTGGTGGGATTGTTATCGATGCGTCGACGGATGGGATCCGGTTATAGATGTTCACCAACAGAAGCAAAGCAACGTGACCGCGTACACTTTCTACAGTACGTCGGTGCCCTATGAAGAACTTTATTGCATACCGTTTCCGACTGTAACAATTACACTCAATCCGTAATCAAATGATCGTTGCATTTAAACCTTTGGAATCTCTAGGAAAACAGCCACAAGACCAGCGAGCGGAAACCGTTGTGCCTAAATTCCAACAAGTCGACTACAACGCACGTATTGAGGAACGCAAGGCTAAGCAAGGCCGCTTCGCATGGTCTAAGAAGCACGGCTACCTAGGATGCGATCCGCAATGGCACGAACTTTGGGTGTTACTCATCCCAGCCTTTGGTTGCAGTTGTAAGCAAGACTTCGCCGACTATTGCAAAGACAACCCGCCTGACTTCTCATCGCCAAACGCCTATTGGCTTTGGGGCTACAATCTACACAACTGGGTAAACCGCAAACTCGGCAAGACCGAGTTGACCGTTGAAGAGGCATTAGCAATTTGGAGGCGGGAAGATGGCACGAAGCAAGGCGAGGGAATGGGCTGAGTCGTTATGCAGCAAGTTTCCAGAGACGGCAAATCTAACGTTAGCGAAGCGACTAGCGAAGGAGCATCCCGAAGCATTTAGCGTTGAGTCGGCTAGGTCACTAATCAGACTCATCCGAGGTGCCAGCGGAAAGCGTGCGGAGTCTTGGGCAACGCAACCTAAATCCAAAGGCGCAGCCGGACAGTTACCGCCAATGCCTCCATCGTTGGCAGAGCCTTGGAAGACGTTCGACATCAAAGGCAAGACGCGATGCGGGATCATTTCCGACTTGCATCTGCCCTATCACAGCGACGTAGCAATTGAAACCGCATTGAGCTGGCTTGCAAAGAAGAAGATTGACACGCTACTAATTAACGGGGACGCGGCGGACTTCTACGCGGCTAGCAAGTGGGACAAGAACCCAGAACGAGTTGGCATGAAGCGTGAACTGGAAATGGTTGATCAATCACTAACGCACATCCGCAAACGCTTTCCGAAAAATCGCATCATCTACAAAGCGGGCAATCACGAAGAACGCTGGAACAAGTTTGTTTGGGCCAAGGCCCCTGAGATATGGGATCTAAATCCGCTTCAGCTCCCTGAACTCTTGCAACTCAACAAGCATGGCATTGAGTGGGTCGAGGATCAGCGGCCAATCATGCTAGGCAAGTTGCCGATACTTCACGGGCACGAATTGCCCAAGGGAATCTCATCGCCGGTGAACGCTGCTAGAGGTGCATGGATGCGAACGAAGCATACGGTACTTGTCGGGCACTCGCATCAAACTAGTGGCCATTGTGAACCTAATATGTGGCACGATGAATGCTTTGTCTGGAGCACCGGCTGCCTGTGTGACCTTAATGCAGAGTACGCACGGATTAACCGATGGAATCACGGTTTCGCCTATGTTGAAACAACGGCTAGCGGTGACTTCGACGTAACGAACTTACGCATTGCCGAGGGCGGAATCGTTCGAGGTGGCTAAATGCCAAAAGACCTATTTTGCGAACTACGTGACGCACTCAAAGCAGAGCATCCTACGCTCTCTATCTCGGTGCGTAGGTGCCGAGTCTCAAGCAAGGTTTGCGGCTATTGCAAACGAATGCCGGATCACTTCCTAATCCGCATTTCTTCGGCGCTGACGGAGCAAGAGCAACTAGATACGCTAATCCACGAAATAGCCCATGCCGCCAGTTGGATCGAGTGGGAAAACACGCAGCAACATGGGCCGCTTTGGGGCTTGGAGTACTCGAAAGCCTATCGAGTTTACGAAAAAATAGTTTCTGCGGAATAAATTTTTCTCAATGTTTTCATTGGTCGAACGCACTTTTTGACCGAAAACTACTAATTTTTGAAATTAGTAGTCTTGCAATGCTAAGCGGTTGCCGATAATATTCTTGCATCAGAAGCAAGTGCTTCTAAAGTTTTCTTCACGAGGGTTAGGCAGATGAACGCAACAGCACTCTACGGTTGGCAAATCCAGTACGCAGGCGACGACAGGCCGACAGTCAAGGTTTATGGAGACTTTGCAAAAGCTGAGCGAGTAGCCAAGCAGAGGAACAAGTACCAAGAGTCGTTTGAGATCACACCGGCTCCGAAGCCAGACCGAACGATTGAGATGGAGCAAGCAATAGCGGAGGTCAAGAAGTATGGCTAAGAAGCAAAGCAATGGCCGTGGGTCGGAAGACCTGCGGCCAGTGGCGAGGAAGAGACGCACGTTCGAGGAAAAGAAAAAATGGATTCTAGAGCGACTTGATTGCAAGTGGGATCTGGAGTTACGGACTACCGTCAGGGGTCATCACGCACCGATAATCTGCTCTAGCGACGAAGAGGATGAAGAAGCTTGGCATGCTGAATTTGGCGGTTTCAGAAAGTATTACATGATGGGCAATCAAGTTTCCCCTGATTTCGCAAGAACGCTACGGTTAATGTGGGAGCAAAAAATACTGCTCAGGCGTACGCTCGGAAATCAGGGAGCTAGAGAGGGAGGCTACGCACAAAAGACTTATTGCGTTGTGTACTCGTCAAAAAAACATCACTACGAAGCGAAACTACTTCGCGGCGAGAAATAATCTTTCAGCGTTTTCCCTAGCGAAACGCTGGTTTTCGATCAAAAGTTGGAATTTTATAAATTAGTAGTCTTGCAATCAATGCAAGCGGTCGATAATCTTAGTACATCGCTAGCACGTCGCTAGCAAGTTTCTCAAGTAAAGGGTTAAGCAAATGGCAGCGATTTACGCAAGTTTATTCAACGGTGATTCCAAGCCTCTGAGCAAAGAGCAGCAAAAGGAATACGATAAGTTCACAAGGCAAGCTCAAAAGCTTGTAGACGCAATGACAGATGAGCAAAAGCTCGAAGAGTTTGCGAAACTGATGAGCGATACAACCAACTGACGAGCCGGGAACGGCGAAACCGCGAAAGCGGTCTTGGTTTTAGTCTTTAGTTTTCTTGGGAGGTAATGCGATGAAATTTGAGCTAGTGTTTTTCGGCGGTGTTTCGGTCAAGTACAAACGCAATCACGCAACGCTCGAGGCAGCGCAGGCCGAAGCGAAGCGAGTGCAACGCAAGATTAACGCAGCGGCACATCCTGCGATTGTTCGCGGGCCTGGACTCGGTGCAGATGGAGTGCAAGCCTAATGAGCATCCACGACCACTACAACGCACAAATTAACACAGCATCGATGCTACTTGATGCAATTGCTCAGCAACTAGACCTGATGCCGGACACGTCGAAAGGCGATCACGTTGGGCATGCACACCTAGGCAAAATGATTGAGTTGAGTTTGACGCTTTCACGGGCGTCGCATGAGTTGCACAAGTTTCTAGATTTTATCAGGAGAGGCGATAAGAATGAGTAACCAAGGTTTTCAAGGTATTCCCGGCGTACCGGATGGCTGGGAGTTGGTGCGATTTGACTACGCTGTCGAGGGCGAAAGATACTTGACTGGGTCGGGTGAGATCGTCGTCCACTTGTCGACCAAGCCGACGCAAGCAATGCGGTTAATCATCCGCAAGATCGAAGTGCCGAAGCAGTACCGACCGTTCGCAAGTGGCCTGGAATACATCCAAAAGCGGCTAGACGGAATTGCCGTGGATTGGAAAAAAGGCGATATCGGTGGTTTTTACGCTATCGTTTCTGCGAACAATCTCTTCGTGTGGGTTGCGTTTGGTAAGGACATTCAGGTGTTTGATTGGAAACAGGCTTTTGAGCGGCTTGTATTCCGCCATGTCGACGGCACGACATCGCCTTTCGGCGTGGAGGTGACAGAGTGAGTAAGTCGGCACGATTGGAAACAACGCAACCGCCTTCGCACAATCAGGTAATCCGCAAAGCGGCATCACTCGAAGGCATCACGCTTTCGGAGTTTGTCGGTGAGGCTTGCCTAGCAAGAGCGGCGAAGACTCTCGGCATCAGCCTCAAGCAGTTGAAAGCGGAACTAGGCGAACGCATCCGGCGAGGTGAGCGATGAGGATCTACCAGCCGGTGGAATTGTACTTTGTGCGATACCTTCGCAACGGTGACGACGTGATTACATCGACGCGAACGATTGCGACTGGAATCCCTGCGGGGATGACGGCGGGGGAAATGACCACGTTCATTGAGATTAAGTACCGCGAATTGTTCGCGGACGGTTTTGAGTTTGACGATATTGAATTTTTGGAGGTTTGAAGATGAGCGTTTTTAAAGTGCGAGATGCGTTTCTGGCGTTGACGTATGAGCAACAGGCAATGATTGTGGACGACTGGATGGAACGCACGCCGATTGCTACGGTGATGGCTCCGTCTGCCCCTAAGGTGGCGGCTACAGAGCGACCGTCTACCACTCAGGCAACCAAGTACAGCCGCGACGGGATGCCGTACGACGAGCGAGAGACTGAGGCTTGCGATGCGTTACTATTGCAAGGATTTAACAGCGAAGAGGCGGCGAGGTGGTTTGATAAGAACAGAGCGTCCCAGCGAACTCATGCGGCTTGGGCGATGTTCGCACTCAGAAGACGTGACGTTCTCAAGGCGAAAGGAGAACTGAAATAATGGCTCTTATTGCCCTAGTTGTCGGTTGTCTCGGTCTTGGTTTCGCTGCGGGCGTCGCTGCGATCCTGTTTGCGGGCGTAACGCATTGCGATGATTGCGAGTAGAACATGGACAGAAAGTATTTTCAGACTCGACAGATTGGAATTTTTCCGGTCGGTGCGGTTGTTGATGGCGTCGGGAAACAAGCATTCGACGACCTTTTGATGCAACATGGCAGAGCTTTTATCTTGCAAGTGCTTGAGTACGACCACGAGTCTAATCGCGTAAGCATTAGACTCAAGCCCGGCAACGGGATGGTGCCAGTAGTTGCAATGGAAGAGGCATCCGGCGTAAAGGATTGCGAGTAGAACATGGCTGAAAAACTTTGCGACAGATGCGGAGTTAAGCCAAGAGTCCGCGACGAGAAGTATTGCAACAATTGCAAGTTCGCCGTTTTAAGGCAACTTGCAAAGGAAGGCTACCTGGAAGAATCGAAAGAGATTCGCAGGTCGTGGAATAAAGGCATGAGGGATCGTAAGTGCCTGCCGATGCACGCAGATTTGCGAACTCAGGAAGAGAAGGATTTCGACGACGATGAACTTGATGCTACATGACCTGTGCGAGCTTGGCACCGTGCTAAGCGTGGTCGGGTTTGTGTTGTGGTTTTTAATGGGAGGTGAGTAGGATGGAAAACGTTGAAAGCTTGTGTGCAATAGATATGCGTTTGATTTTGAAAATGATGGACGCACTCGATGATATTTCGCATGAAGGAATGAACGCCGGGTTTCGCTTTTCTGGTAGCATCGAGGTCTTCGATGAGGGCCATTTAAAGGGCGTGATTCAATTGGATGAAGATCTGACGGTTTACGTTCCAGCGTCATGTCGTGACAGCATTCCGGTTATTGAAGCAGAAAGCGACGGTGCGAAGTGAACTACTACGAGATCGACGCACTAAGCAACAGTTCGCTCTCAGTGCTTGCGAAGAGTCCGCAAAGTTTCCATGCTCAGTACGTCGCAAAGACGATGAAGGGTGAGGAAACTGAGGCGATGGCGTTGGGTTCAGCGGTTCACATGCTTGCATTAGAGCCGCATCGGTTTGAGCAAGAGTACGACGTGCACGAAGGGCCGATTAATCCAAAGACGGGCAAGCCGTACGGACGCGATACCAAAGCGTTTGAAGAGTGGTTGACAACAATCGACTCTCAGTCAAAGTGGATCATGCGTGACGAGCTTGACGAGGTGAAGAAGATTGCCAGTGCGTTTCAATCGCATGCTACAATCGCTGACTTAATGAACCACGATTGCGACTTTGAGCGGCCTTACTCGATGACGTGGAGACATGATGACGGATGGACGACCTCGCTCAAGTGCAAGCCGGATTGCGTCATTGTCGGAGAATCGGTCATCCTCGACCTAAAGACAACGCAAGACGCAAGCCCTAGCAAGTGGCAGTGGTCAGCGTTGGATTACGGTTATCATCGGCAAGCCGCGATTTACCTCGATACACTGGAGGCTATGTACAACAAGCCGTTCCGGTTTTTGTTTGGAGTTGTTTCGAAGAATGAGCCGTACGAAGTCGCGGTTTACAAGTTGAGCGAAGATGACATTGAGCGCGGTCGGGACGAGTACCATGCACTAATCGCAGAGTACCGGCGAAGAGTCGAAGAAAACGACTGGCTTGCAGATTGGCAGGTCGGCGAGGTTGTATTGTGTTTACCATCTAGGAGGCGATAATGAGCGAGAAGACAGAACAGCAAGCCGAAGCGGCGGTTGTTGAGGCACCTAAGGAAATCGCAAAGCGGCAAAGCCCGGCGCAGAAATTTCGGATGCAGGTTTACCAGACAGCTGGTAGCCTTTTGTCGAGTTGGGTCGGTGACGACAAAGCGAGAGAGGCGGCAGGACGTCTTAGCGTCGCGTTGGCAGCTTCGGCATCATCTGCCCGCAAGCCGGACGACTTCTTCGATTGCACGCCTGAGAGCGTTGCTAGGGTGGTTGCGACGAGTGCCCTAACTGGTATCATGCCGTCCACAGGTGCAGCAAGTTTAGCGTATGCGATCCCGCGAAGACCTCGCAAGGGCGAGCAACCGCAACTCCAGTACATGCTTAGTCATCGCGGTATTAACGCACTTGCAAACCGTGCGGGGTTGCACATGCTTGCAATACCGATCAGTTACAGCGACGAAATCGAAGTTGCGGACAGTGGCGAGGTCAAGGTTAAGTCGATTGACATTGACAATCCACCGATGCGAGAGGATGAGTTGCGTGGCGTTGTCGTGCAGGTCAAGCGGCTTGAAACCGGGCTTATCGTTGCGACTGGATGGGTTGCAAAGAAACTCATCATTGAGCGGCGGCAAGGTTCGGATGGCTACAAATTCGCGGAGCAAAACGAGTATGCGAAAGATAGCGATCCTTGGCATAAGTGGTTTGTCGAGATGGCGATGAAGACAGCAATGCACTACGCGATCAGTCGCGGTTGGTGCGTGATTGATGATACCGAAGCAGTCAGGGCGTTGTCGGCTGATGTTGCTGATGACGTCATCGACGTTGAGTCAACTCCAGTTAAACGCGTTGGCGGCATCGTCGACGCGATGCGAAAAGAGTTCGAGTAGTTTACTAAGTCAGTTTTGTTTGTTTGTTTTTTGAAAGGTTTTCAGATGTTACGTTTTGTTTTGTCGGTTGCGTTGGCGTTGGTTGGTTCAGTTGCTTCGGCTCAGACCCCGTTCCCTGCTCGGATTATTGAGGCAGGTCAAACGGTGACGGTGCCAAAGGGCAACTACACACTGACGCAGCCTGTGGTGGTGCGGTTTGGTGGTACTTTGATTGTCGAGGCTGGATCGGTGATCGAGGTTGCAGGTCAAGGCTTGCCAATCTCGGTATACGGATCTTTGCGGATCTTAGGCACTGCCGCTGAGCCTGTGGTCATGCGTGCTAAGTCAGGTCACGTTTGCGGCGAGATTGCTACCTTCGCATCTACAGGCAAGCGTCCATTTGTCGAGGCTAGATACTTGGATTTGACCGTAACCAAGGCTGGTTTACAGGAGGCTATTTGGCTCGACAGATGCGACTTCGCTCTGGAGGGATGCCGAGTCAGCAATCAATCCGGCTTCGGCGGTCGATCGGCTGTGAGTGTTGTAAACACCTCGATAGGCACCATTGCTAGCTGCTACCTCGACGGCGGAAACGATGTTGCGACTGGTGCGTCAGTCGGTCTGATTGTTGGTGAGACTGCTGGTATCGTGCAATTTGCGGAGATGCTGGTTGCCAATGCAACAACTGCGATTGATTGCCGAAAGCCAGTAGCGTTAATCAACGGTTCGATTGAGTAACCGCGAAAGCGGCCAGGAGCGGCAACTGCTGAAGTTGCGAGGCGGCAACTGCCTACATGCTAACAGCATCGAAGTTGCGAGGATCGGTCGTCTAGTGGACTAGGACGCACTGCGGGACGCGGTGAAACGCAGGTTCAAATCCTGCCCGATCCTTTGGAGGGTAGCGTGATGCGTTTAGTTTTATTGTTGGCTTGCGTGGCAGGATGCCAAGCAAAGCCGGTTTACTACGACTTAATGGAGGTTAGGTGTGAGAGTGGATTACCAAGGCAAAGTCAGAGAAATAACGCGACTTGCTTCCGTTTTGGAGCAAAGGATCGCAAACCTGGAGCATGCATTGCGGAAGATTATCGCGCACGCAGAGAGCGTTGAGGGGAAGCAACTGGACGCGATAATAGACATTGCGTCTGATGCGTTGGGGCACATTGGTATTTATCAAGGTTAACGGAGGTTAGGTATGAAGGTCACAGTCCAGCGAATACCGTTTTTAAAGTCGCTCGAAATCGCGGCTTCGATTGTCGCAAGCAAGCCACAAAACGAAGTGCTGAGGTATGTCAAGTTTGCTTGCGACAGCAACAGGTTTACCCTTGAGGCAACCGATAACGAGTTGGCGATTTTGTGCAACGTGAAGCAATCCATACCGGATTGCTCAAGTTACAAGGGCGGCAAAGCCCTGCTACTTCCCGCGAAGGTAATCCCAATCCTTAAAGATTGCGGCGGCGAGTCGGTTGATATTGAGGTAGACAATCAACTGCGAATCACAACGCAATCGGGCGGCTTTACCTTGTCGATGCCCAATCCCGATGAGTTCCCAAGCGTTAAGATTGACGCGGCGGAAGGAGCGGCAGGCGTGCCAGGCGTTGCTCTTGCTGATGCGATTCGGCAAACGATCTACGCTACAGACTCGACATCAACGCGGTATCAACTCGGCGGCGTTTACTTCGACATTGGCGAGCGGCTTACATGCGTTGCAACTGACGGAAGGCGGCTCGCTGTCTCATCCTGCCAGATTGCCGGCGAGGTAGCAGCGGTCAGCGGTATTGTGCCTATTCGCCCATTGCAAGCCGTATCACGCATTATCGCTGCGGAAGGATGCGGAGTGGACGTGATGATCGGTCACGCTTCGGCGGTGTTTGTATGCGGCGACATATCGCTACAGACGCGATTAGTCGAGGGTAGATATCCAGACTGGCGGAAGGTTGTGCCGTCGACTGATGGAGCATCTACGCTCAAGTGCGATGCCGAAAAGTTTTTGAGCGTGGTACGCCAAGCCGCTATCGTCAATGATCAAGACAGTCGAGGCATTGACCTCGTAATCGGTAGCGGTGAACTGACAGCGACTGCAAAGACAGCCGAGGTTGGAGCGTCAAGCGTTGTGATGGGATGCGAGGCGGACACCGAAGCGAAGTTGACGGTCGATCACACGTACCTTGCCGACTTCCTTCGTTCGCTTGGTAAAGAGCAAACGGTTGAAGTTCGATACAAGCAATCAAGCGATCCGGTTGTATTGACATCCGGTGACGTTCTTGGGGTTATTATGCCAATGGCGAGGGTGTAGCATGATCGACAAGGACAAGCAGTACAAAACGCGGGGCGGATTGCCGTACAGATGCTACGCAACTGATGGAGGCGGACGGTTTCCCGTGCATGGTTCGTTTTTCAAAAATAACGAATGGCATCCAATCCAACATAAAGAAAACGGAATGTTTGGCGATGGCGAACACCATCACGACCTAATCGAAGTTAAGTTGCGAATGAGGTTCGAACGTTGGGTAGAGGTTGAACGCGACGGGAGTTATTCTCTATGGCTTGAAAAGCCTAGCACGGCGTCCAGCGTTGATGCGTTTGCAATCACCCGCATCTCGTTCGAAGTCGAGGAAGGCGAGGGGCTTGATGCGGTGTAGATGCTGCGAAAAGCGCTTGACTAAGTTCTACATCAAGCAAGGCAAGACGCATTGCGGATCGTGTGCTAGAGGCGTATCGGCGGGTTGTAGCTACTCTGATATCGTGCTAGGCTTGGCGGCTGAGGCTAAATGCCACGAATACGCATTGAGACTAGAGCGACTTGCCGCGAGGCATCGAAACAATCAGCTAGTTGGCATGGAAACCAAACGAGCGGAAAGACTAAGGGCGGTATGGGCGAGCATCAAACCGATGATTCAGCGACTAGCCTACAAGGGCAAAGACTCACCGGCGAAATGGTGGTGCGGGACATGCAACAGCCCATTGACGATTCAGCGTTGTGTGAAGTGCGAATTCAAAGCGGCGCATCAATAACGGAAGCATTCCGCGAACGGGTTGCAATGATGATTTACGATGGCGGCTTGAGTGAGTTTGACGCAACGAGGGCCGCTTATTTTGAGTTGCGACGGGCAGGGGGCAACGTGCCAACTGCGGTCAACGAAGAATGGAAGAGAGTTGGGAGGTTAGCGAAGTGAGCGAGAAGATCGAACAGTTTTGGCGTGATGCAGACGGTGCAGACGTTATGCGAGTGATGGACGGTGAGACGGTCGAAGTCAGAGTGCGAGATTCCGACCGCGAAGACTGGCGGGAATGTGAATTTCTTGGCGGTTTCCATTGCGGTAGAGATGGGTTTGAGTGGAAAGACTGCGATGGAGTGCCCTGGCAGCAATGCCAAGTCTACGACCCGCCAGCGTGGTACATCAACAAGCCCGATCCCGGCGAAGGGTACAGGCTACTGGAAAAGTTTCCGCCGGAGGAACTGCAACCCAGTGATGAGTGGTTTGAGTCTGCTCCGTTTGAGACAGGATGGAAAGTATCGCACAACGAAAAACAAGGTAGCACACTTTGGTATCGCCGACGCATTGCCAACAATCCGGAAACTCCGGATAGTTCGAACTCTTCGGAAGTCCCAAATAGTTGCCGATCCCGCGACACAATCCCCAGCGGCTGGCGTGTACTCGGCGAAGACGACGAGCGGCTCGCAAGCGATGCGTTTTGGTCACGGAGTTGCAAAGAATGGATCGTGCTAGGTGATGACTGGGTTGGCGTCGCGAATAGGGAAAAGTTGCACGCGATCCGGCAGGTAGTGTTTCCCGATTATCACATGCTGCGAGTGGATCATATTTACGGATTACCAAACGGCTCAAAGATTACGATTACCGCGAAAGGCTTTGAGGTGGGATGATGACTCAAGCAAAATGCAAGCGGTGCGAGATTATCGACCAGGTGATTGCCGAAGCTAAATCGCTCGATTGGAGACTCTCCGAACTACTCGACAGATCCAGCATGGATTTGTCACCTTGTCGAAAGTGTGGCATCGCGGTTATCTCAATTCCAGAAGGTTTAGCACTGTGCAAGCGATGCGCAGAAAAGGCGGGTGAATGATGAGTTTTGACGCTACCTGCCCGCATTGCGGAGAAGGGTTCGACGTTGAAGATCGGTACGAATGCGGTGAGTTTAACTGCCCCGAGTGCTACAAGCGAATATGGATCGAGGTTAACTACAAGAAAACCTACGAAGCACTTTGCGTAGATGCCGAGCATAAGTGGCTGCCGATAGGAATAGACGTAAACTACTTTCGGTGCGAAACATGCAACAAACTACAGCGAAAGCAAAATACCGAAAAGGCAGGTGAATAATGCAATACATCTATCAAGCAACACTAGAACGCGTCGTGGATGGCGACACGGTCGATATCGTTATCGATCTAGGCTTTAGCGTCTTTCGCCGGGAGCGTATCAGGCTTTACGGCATCGATGCACCAGAGATAAATACCGAAGCGGGTAAACTCGCCAAGGCGTTTGTCGAAGGTTGGTTTCGAGACAATCCTAAGTTCTTTATCGAAACGATTGTTGTCGACGGAAAGGGCGTCAGCAAGCGGGATAAGTACGGGCGGTATCTGGGCGTCATTGCTGAGCGATACAGCGATTTGAGCGATCCGGTATCGATGGACGCAACGCACCAAACGCTCAACGGTCAGTTGATTACCAGCGGACATGCGAAAGCGAGGGTTTGGTAAATGGCGTGGCGAATAGTGTTACAGCCTGACGGCAAGTTGGCTCGGTTCAGCGAGGTTGTCGACGACTTCACGGATGTTGATATGGATCATTGGGAAGCCGTGGACGAGTGCATCCGCGAAGGCATGTCGGTAATGGACGCAATCGAAAAGGTAAACAGAGGCATCAAAGCCGGTAACGCTCGATACCTTGAGTGCCTAGAGACAATTCGCACGATACACGGAAGGGAGCATCAATCTTGACCAACAACGAACAGGCCGCAGCACATCGCATTTTGCAGAAGCACGGCATCGAACACAAGTTGCACGGGTATCGCTTGCCGTTGACTAGCAATGAGTTCGCGGTGGAGATTGCTGGATGGAAGTTCGAGCAGTTTGCTGACGTTAAGAGTTACTTGGATCACAAATCTGCTAAGTTTGCTGACGCAGCAACCGAGATTGCCGAAGCGGTAAGGAGGGATGCCGATGCCGATAAGCCGTGAGCGACTGGTGGAGATCGAACAGCACGCTAGACGCTTTGGGCCAGCGAATTGCTGGACAGGGACTAGCGGTACACTCTCGGCAATGATAATCGAACTGCTGAGGGAGATTGAGACACTACAAGCCGACAAGCAAAGGGGCAGCGGTTGCCTTGAGGTAGTTGGCGTAACGGAGGTTGATAGAGATGAATTACGAAGAGTTTATACGGTCGAAGTCGCAATGGAATAACCGTTGCGGCGTTGACCCTGGAGAGTTGCCGGAGTGGTTGTACGACTTTCAAGCCTATCTCGTTGAATGGGCGTTGCGTCAAGGTCGAGCAGCTATTTTTGCGGATTGCGGCATGGGTAAAACTGCGATGCAATTGGCATGGGCACAGCGGATCGTTGAGGTAACAAGCAAACCTGTTTTGATCGTTACGCCTATTGCGGTTGGCGCCCAGACAATCCAAGAGGCTGAACGATTCGGGATTACTGCGAAGCGATCCCGCGACGGTTCTTGCACTGGTGAGCGATGCGTATGGGTGACAAACTACGAGCAACTTCACAAGCTTGAACCGTCGATGTTTGCTGGCGTTGTGTGCGATGAATCGTCAGCTATCAAAGACTTCAAGAGCGAACGAAAAGCGGTCGTCGTGGAGTTTATGCGGACGGTTCAGTATCGCTTGCTATGCACCGCAACAGCGGCCCCTAATGACTTTTGGGAGTTGGGCACGTCTAGTGAAGCATTGGGGCTACTTGGTTTCCGTGACATGATTACCAAGTTTTTCAAGCAGGAAACCAGCAAGGACCATCACGGATGGGGCCGAACGAAATACCGTTTTCGTGGACATGCCGAGCAACCTTTTTGGTCGTGGGTTTGTTCATGGGCTAGGTCGATTCAGAATCCAAAGGATATCGGTTTCGATGGCTCTCGTTTTGTGCTGCCGCAACTCATCGAGGTCGAGCATGTTGTAAGCTCGGCAAGGTTGCGAGATGGTTTCCTGTTTTCGCTTCCTGCCCGCGACATGCAAGAGGAACGCGAAGAGCGGCGGCGTACAATGCCTGAGCGTTGCGAGATGGCAGCAAACCTAGTCCATCAACACGAAGGGGCTTCGGTTCTTTGGTGCGAACTTAACGACGAAGGAGACATGCTGGAGAAATTAGTTGCGGATTCGGTTCAGGTTAAAGGATCGACCAGCGATGACGAAAAGGAGGAGGCGTTAATTGGTTTTTCAAAGGGCGAAATTAAGCGGCTAATCATCAAGCCGAAGATTGGAGCGTGGGGACTGAATTGGCAACACTGCCATAACGTAACCATGTTTCCTTCGCACTCGTTCGAGCAATACTATCAAGCGGTTAGGAGGTGCTACCGATTCGGACAAACGAAAGACGTTACCGTAAACATCATCGCAAGCGAAGGCGAGCGGGGTGTTATTAAGAACTTGCATCGAAAGCAAGAGCAATCAAAAAAGATGTTTCGTGAGCTTTGCAAGCACATGAACAACGCTATGCACATCGTTACTCAAGATTATTTCCCAGAGAGAGAAAAATTACCAACATGGCTATAACAGAACAAGTAATTACCGATCAGTACGCAATCTACAACGGAGACTCTGCGGAGTGGATCACATCGCTACCAAATGAGTCGCTAGGCATGAGTATCTATTCTCCGCCGTTTGCGACTGAGAACGGAGGCTGTCTTTACAACTACTCAAGCAGCGTACGCGACTTGTCGAACGCTCGAACGTACGCGGAGTTTTTTGAGCATTACGCCTTCATCGTTGAGAACATCGCACGAGCCACAAAGCCCGGTCGAATCTCGGCGGTTCACTGCATGGACGTACCAAAGCAAGGGGCGAACATATGCGGATATACCGACTTCCCTGGCGATATCATTCGGTTGCATGAAAAGCTTGGGTTTGAGTACCTGCCGCGAATTTGCATATGGAAGGAGCCTTTAGCGGTGAGGAATCGCACGATGGCGAAAGCCTTGGCGCATCGTCAGATATGCGAGGACTCGACGTTGACCAATGTTGCAGCGGCTGACTATCTGATTCCGTTTCGCAAGCGTGGAGAGAATCCGATTCCGGTAACGCATGAAACCGGGTTGCATGAGTACTACGGCGAACGCGAAGTCCCTGCCGATATTCATCGCTATCGCGGATGGACAGGAAAACAGACCGAGAATCGCTACTCTCATTGGATTTGGCGAAACTACGCATCGTGCTTTTGGGATGATATCCGGCTGGATCGGGTGTTACCCTACGAGGAAAGCAAGGACGAAGGCGACGAAAGGCACCAGCATCCGCTACAACTTGACGTAATCCAAAGAGCGGTCGAAATGTGGAGCAATCCAGGCGAAGCAGTCTTAACCCCCTTCATGGGCGTCGGGTCAGAAGTCTACGGAGCGGTGAGCCTGGGCCGTCGCGCTATCGGGTGCGAACTCAAGCCGAGCTACTATCGACAAGCGGTAAAGAATCTCGCATCGCTTGGTAAGCAGCAAGTGACGCAACAACAACCTACCCTCTTCGACTAAAGGTTGGCTCGCCTGGGCAAAGGTGCCTGCTTTCATGGGGCAGGAATCCCGCCAAATGGGCTGGTGCGCGGTAAGTGCCGGTGTCTCACTTAACTACCGCTTCAACCTCCGCGCTCCGACTCGAAAGAGGCGGAGCGTTCTTTAATCCTTTAACGTGACGAGTGAGTAAATGGAAAAACCAATCTACAACGGGCGATACATCGCCTACAGTAACGGTGACATAGCAAACGCGGTGACGGGGCGAATCCTATCCGGCGGCAAGAACTCTAAAGGCTACTTGACGGTGAGCCTTTACGATGGATCAAGCCCAAAGCGGCCTAGATCGTTCCTCGTTCATCGCCTGATTGCACAAGCGTTTCTAGGTGACGACGACGGCAAGCAGATCAATCACAAGAACGGCAACAAACTCGACAACCGAGTCGAGAATCTTGAGTGGGTGACAAATCAAGAAAACGTCGATCACGCTCGGTTTGTTCTCGGCAAGGATGGATTCGGCATCAAGTCTCCTCGATGCAAGATTGCACCGGAGATTGTCGAGCGTATCAAACAACGCGACAGGACAGCCCCTTTATGGGCGGCTGAGTTGGGTTGCAGTGTGGATTACATCTATCAAATCAGATCAGGCCGGTATCGGTCGAGAGGGTAACTTTCGTTGACTAGGCATATGCCTACGGATTAACGAAAAGTACAATTTAGCGAAATGGTGTGGCAGCCACTACAATACAACTACCCCCGGTCGGTGCATCTAGCGACTCTTCGCAAGGCTGCCACCTTAGCACTGGCCGGGGGATTTAGTACAGGGTACTGCTATGGCAGGCGATTGGATCAAGATGCGAACGGATCTTTACCGAGATCCAAAAGTCTGCCTGATGGCGGACATGCTCAGCGACGAAAAGGGCGAATTGTCGCGTTACGTGTCACAGCAAACGCAACGTAACATGACCGTAACGCGTAACGTAACGCGTAACGCTTGCGTTGGTGCGTTGTTATCGGTGTGGGGCGTCATGCGTCATCGCGGAGTGCGAGTTGACGACGATTTGAAGTGCTTCGGTGTGGGGCTTTGGGTACTCGATGACATTGCCGACATGCCCGGCTTTGGGTCAGCGATGGCGGCGGCTAGGTGGGTTGTTGAAACCGACGAAGGATTGATTTTCCCAAGGTTTTTTGATGAATACAACGTAGAGCCAGACGGAAAACAGAAGTCTAAAAACGCAGAGCGACAAGCCCGATACAGAGAGAAAAAGCGGCTCGAATCAGAGCCTGAAAGTAACGTAACAAGTAACGTAACGCGTAACGTTACAGTAACGCCTAGAATAGAGAAGAGTAGAGTAGAGAAGAGTATTAATAACCCCCTACCCCCTAAGGGGACAAGTAAAGCCGCTTCGCTAGGCGAATGGGACATACCAGACGGTTTCGACACTCCAGAGGTGAGACAGGCCCTAGCAGACTTCGAGGCAATGCGAGCAAGCATCGGAAAGAAGATCAAAAGCCGGGCGAACGTCTCCAAGTCCCTGAGAGGCTACGACAGCCCGTCTCACTTGGTGTATGCGATTGAGTTTGCAATTGGCAATGAGTACCAAGGTATCAAGCCGGAGTACAGGCCAAGTAACGTAGGGCAAAGTGGCTACAACTCACCCAAGCCCAAGAAATCAACCTTACCCGTAATCGACGAAAACTGGGAGCCTGCTTAATGCCACTTCACCCAAGCCACTTTGAGACATGCAAAGCAATCGAGGAGCAACTGATTGCGGGTATCATCCTTCGGCCGGGAGACTTCTACGCGGTCGCTGATGCACTCGATAGTTCCGACTTCATCCATCAGCCGATGGCGGACGCATGGGCAGCATTCCAAGCGATGTCGAAAGACGGCGTTGAGTTTCACCGCGAATCGGTGATGCTGTCCGAACTTCGCAAGCGTGGAGTTTTTGACAAGATCGGCGGCGATGTTGGATTCGCCGACTTGGTTACAAAGACCGTACCGGGCCACATCGTCTACCACTCGGAGCAGGTCGCGGAATGGGCGGAGCGTCGGCGGGTACTGTTGGCTTTAGAGTGGGCGGTTACGGAGGCGTCATCGCTGGCGTTCGATCCTGACAGCGTGGTCAGTAATGCTCAACAGCGATTGCTCAAGGCTAAAAGCATTGGCGGCGAAGATGTTCAGCACCTTGGCGACTTGATGGGCGATTACCTGGAGACTCTCGAAGATGCGAGAGCCAACAAGCGGACGGCGGCGGTAGTGCGGACTGGGTTCAGGGAAATTGACATGGCTCTAAGTGGCGGGATACCTTTAGGATCCTACGCAATCCTTGCCGCTAGACCGTCGATAGGCAAGTCGGCTCTTGCGATGGATATCGCACAAAACGCAGCGGCAAACAACGATCACACGTTGTTCGTATCGCTTGAAATGAGCAATCAGCAAATCGGCCAGCGGCAATTTGCGAAGAATGCCGACATGCGGATCAGTGAAATGCAAAACGCCTCGTACACCGATGCCGATTGCTTGCGAATGCTCAAGGCTTGCAGCGAAGCGAAGCAACTACCGCTTTACGTGTGGCAAGCGGCAGGTATATCGATGGCTCGCATCGAATCGCGGCTAAGGGCCGAAGTTGCCAAGCGTGGCGTGAGACTCGTTATCGTGGACTACCTTGGGCTCATTCGCGGTAGCAGTCCACATCAAAAGATTTACGAGCGGGTGACGCAGATTAGCGGCGAACTTGCGAGAGTCAGCAAGCAGCTCAACATTGCATTGTTGGTGCTATGCCAACTCGGCCGGGCGGCGGAGGGTGAAGAGCCTAGTATCAACATGCTGCGGGATTCCGGAGCCATTGAGCAGGACGCGGATATTGTGATGCTCTTGCACCGCGAAAGCCGAGACGCTCATGATGCCGCGGTATTGCTTGAGAAGCAGCGTAACGGCAAGGTAGGGCGGTTTAACCTTAAGTTCGACGGCAAGCGGTTTAGCGATGCGTTTCGAGACGCGGAAACATTTCACGGAGACTTTAAATGAGCAAGCCAACTTGGATAGCAAGCAAATTGCTGGAAGAGATCGAGCATCTACAAGCGTTGCTTGCAGAGCAAACAAGCGAAATCAAATCGCTTCAATCGCAACTTGCGAAGACGGCAAAAGACCGAACGCGGTTTAGGGATCGAAGCGAAGAGTTACGAGCGGAACTGGCGAAGTACGTCAGGGCAGATAATCTAGTTTTGAGAGGGAAGAAGAAATGAGCGAACGTGAATTCAAGGTTGGGGATCGGGTGCGGGTTGTCACCGCTGAAAGCCCGCTGATTGGTAAACTCGGCACGGTCATCGAATGCAACGAACGAGATGTTTACGTGCTTGCGTCGATTGACGGGGTTTGCGCGTCGCACATCTGGTTTGCTAGGTGTAATCTGGAGCTAGTCGAACCTGCCCCAACTGTCAAGGAATGCTTGACAACTGACAATGTCAACCATCCACCGCACTACAACCAAGGTGGGATCGAGTGTATCGAGGCGATCAAGGCGGCGTTAGGCGATGGCTTCGTAGCGTACCTTCGCGGTAACGTGATGAAGTACCTTTGGCGATGCGAGCTTAAAGGCGGCCTCGAAGACCTGAAAAAAGCGGCGTGGTATTTAGATCGAGCGATTAAGGAGATGGAGGTGACCAGTGAGTAAAAACATAGTTCTCGGCATTGACCCAGGGCCGAAAGAACATGCTTTTGTGTGGTGGGATTGCGACGAACAGCGGGTTATCCAACTTGACACGTTTTCGAGTTTCATTCGTTTTACCGAGTGGGAAAAACGCGAGATGCTCGCAAAGGTCAAGACCGTTGCCTGCGAGTGGATCGAGTCGTACGGCATGGCTGTCGGCCAGGAAGTCTTTCGCACTGTTGCCGGTATTGGATGGCTAGCCGGGACGATTGGCACTGAGGTTAGGTTGGTGCCACGCAAGGCGGTCAAAATGCACTTGTGCAACTCGATGAGGGCGAAGGATGCGAACATTCGCCAAGCGTTGATTGACCGCTTCGGAGTCGTGGGCACCAAGAAAGCACCGGGGCCGCTATTTGGAGTCAGTAGCCACTACTGGGCGGCTCTTGCTGTTGCGGTTTACGCGGCGGAGACTCCGGCGAAAGACGGGGAGTTTTGGATTGAGGATCTGCGGAAGAGGTCTATCGTCTAGGCAAAGTTTGCAAACCTCCTAGCACTTGCTACAATGCGAGTAACCAAGGGAGGGTAATATGCAAGACCTATTGAAGTCGAAACGTTTTTGGGCAGCCGCTGCGGTGGTTGCCGTGGTCGTGTTAAAGGGCAAGGTGCCTTTGACCGAAGAGCAGATACAGCAGCTCGTGTTTGCCGTTGGAGCGTGGATTGTAGGCGATTCGATTCGGCCTTTGCCTAAACCTGACGAGGTGGCAAAGTGAGTCTTTTTAAGCGATGCGAAACGGCATGGCGTCCCGATGACGCGATCAAGATCTACAACGAGACTGGCGGAGATCGTCAAGCGTTCCGCCGAGCCTATCGACAGCATGCCAAGACCGTCTATGGACTTGACCCCGTAACGGTCATCATGCTCGTTCAGATGGCGATCCGTCTCTACTTCTGGGCCAGAGAAAACGGCTTTCTGTCGGCGATTCCTCAAGCCCAATATTCCAACGCTCCATCAGCGGCCCAGTTGTACGCAGAGGCGGAAATCGAGGCGGAAGCGAGTGACGATGAGTAAGCCCGAATCGAGTTGGCTACCCTGGATCATCGCAGCGGGTGCGATTTACTTTGCGTTTCAGCGACCGGCTAACGTCGATCCAAAGCCCGCCGACATTAAAGGCGTTGTAGCGTCAACATTGCCGAACATCCGAGCGGCATACCGAGCGGCGTTTCTCGAAGCGGCCAGCAAAATCGAGAGGCGTGAAATCGTCAACCAAGAGCAGTGGACGCAGTTTATAGCGTCGAATGCGGGAGCGAAGCAACGCGAAGCACTTGACCGGGTATACAACGCAATCGATGAACTAAAGCTACCGGCGAGTTTTGAGGGTAAAGAGTCCGAGATTGCGAAGTTGAATCGAGATATAGCGGGGGCGTGGTGATGGAATTTTTTACCGGCTACGACCCAACGATTGAGCGACGCGACGAACTGCAAAACAATTCGGTATCGATGCCGTTTGCGCTAAAAGACTTTTCGGCCCCTGAGGAAATCGACCCGCGAAGGCTTTTAAGGCACGATAAGCAAGGCAATATGGGAAGTTGCCAAGGTTTTTCGCTGACCAATTGCGGCGAATATCTGTTAGCCTTAGGGCACGGAGCGGTAAGCGAATCGCGGCAGTTCTCGCAGTTATTCGCCTACCTTGAATCTCAGCGTATCGACGGGTTACTCGGACGCGATCAAGGATCGACGATCAGCGGCGGCTTGCGAGTCGTAAAGGAGATCGGCTATTTACTCGAATCAGCCTTGCCTTATCGAACGCCGTATCCATCGAACGCACGGAGTTTAGTCACCGATCAGATGCGGCTTGAGGCGGCACCCTATCGCATCCGTTCGCACACATGGCTAGAGAGTTACGACGACATCTACAAGTACCTTGCGAGTGGGTCAGGTGCGGTGCATACCGGGACTACGTGGAACGACTCGTTTTATAGTCAGAACGGCGTCTTGGAATCGGTCAGCCTACGCGGTGGCGGCGGTCACGCTACGGCATGGCTAGGCTACTCCAAACGCAAAGACAGTCGCGGACGCAATTATATATGGCGTCTGAACAGCCATAACGATTCATGGACTGAAATTGCCCCCTCGGTTATCGATGCGTTGTGTCGGCATCAATACACGTCGATTGTCGGGATCAGCGACTTGAGCCTACCGGGGCCGCGTAGCGTATCGTGGTTACAGTCGAGGCCGTTAGGATGAACAAACAAGGAGGTTTGATTATGGTATTGCTGTTTTTCGCGTTGTTGTTTTGGTCACAATCACCGCTGGTAAGCGATCCGACGCAATGCGATATTGCACCGACATCGAGTGAGTTGATAAGCGAACTGGAGCAAGCCGCAAAGACTTTGATTAAGCCTGAAATTGCGGTTGATCCTACGCCAAGCCCAAGCGATAAACCCAAGGTTGCAAAGCGAGAGATTGTTATATTCTCGGCGGACTGGTGCGAGCCTTGCAAGCAATGGAAGCGATGCGAGCAAGGCAAGTTTGATGAGGCCGGTTATACTTTTGCCTATGGCAATCCAAATGACGTTAAAAGGCTACCTCACTTTATTGTCACGGATGGCGATAAGACCGTCGAGATCGAAGGCTACATGACCCTTGAACGACTTGCAGCGGAGTTGGCGAAATGACTCAGGATTCCATCGTTTACGTAATCGGCACTGGCATCGTTACAGCATTATCAACGGTAGTTGGAGTGCTATGGAATCGCCAAGTTAAGAACGAAGAGACTACGCGAAAAGACCTCGAAGAATGCCGAAGCGACCGCGAACGTCTTTGGGCTAAGATTGAAACGCTACAGACTGAAATTGGCAAGTTTTTGAGGGGTGCATAATGCGAGTGTCAGACCTGATTGAGCAGATTGACGATTGGCAGACAAAGACAATCGATGAAGTGTGGGCGGAATTGAACGCCAATACAAAGCAGTTTGTAAGCGATCAGTGGTGGAGTTTGCTTGGCATCGCTCAGGTAATCGGGGAGGCAAATGTATCGCCATTCATCGCCTATCTAAAGTCGATCAATCTTGAATGGGTTGCAACGCAAGCAGCCGGACGCGGGATTCCGATTGGTGATCCAGCGATCAATACGATTTTGCGAAACCTTGGAAGCACCGACGCATGGCTAATTGCAGAGGCCGGTCGGCGAATGGTAAGCCCGTTGGAGTTTTATGACCTCGCTCCAGATAAAGACCTCGTTGCAACCGTCTTAAGCGGTATGCAATTAGGAGCGATCAAGCGTGAGAAAAAGGTAATTGCGTCAAGCCGATATAATGCGTATTGTGCCGCGATGGAGGCGTGGAACGGTGACCCAAGCACGGAGCCTACACTGTGACAATCGCTTTGCAGGGTCAAGCGTCAGCACTGGCAACATCTATCACTCTGCCAAGTCACAGCGCGGGTGACTTGATTGTCATTCACGCCTCAAATCACGCATCGACGACAGTGCCAGACAAGCCGAGCAGCAGTTGGGTCAGTTCATACACAAGCTCTGCGGCCAGTTCGGTTTTGATTGCTTATTTGCACGCTCAAAACTCGTCGATGACGAGCGGCACTTGGACAAACGCGACGCATCTCTTTGCTACTGTGTGGCGAGGCGGGGCGAATACGATTGTAGTGCCGGAGTATGTGTCGGCTAACGCAGGCGTGACCATAAATGTTAACTATCCGGCTCAGCCTTTAGGCAGTTTTAAGACTGACGCATTAGACCTCGCGCTCTTAGCGTATGCGCTTAACAGTGACTCAACAAACACGCTACTCGCTCCAGGTGCCACAACTGACCTGCAAGCCGATACGGACGGATCATCTTGGCAAGCGAAGCAGTATTACCAGTTAGGCCGCACTACGAGCTGGGCAGGCACGACGGTACAGCAGGCCACATCAGCATTTTACCGCACGCTGATGCTTACATTGGTGGAGTCCAGCATTTACGGCATAAGCAGCGGCGGCATATTTTTTAGACCCGGTATGAGTGGAGGAGTGGACTAGTGAGCAAGCAAAAGATTTACGCCGGGATTACAAACCTGAATCTTACGGTAATCGTGTATGACAACACGTCTACGACCGGAGCGGGGTTAAGCGGGTTGACACATACAAGCAGCGGTCTGATTTTGGAGTGGAGGCGTGCCGGTGATTCTTCGTGGACGCAACTTGGTGTTGGGACTGGGCTTGTTGCTGGCACCTTGGGCTCTTACACATCAGGCGGCATTGTTGCGAGCGGTGGAAGGGCTGGCAGGTATCAAATCGGCATTCCTAACGCGGCTGTTGTGTCAGGGGACAGGATGGTCGAGATATGCTTGCGAGGTGCGGCTAATATGCATCCTGTTGACATTGAACTTGAGTTGGATGCGGTTAATTACCAAGACGCAACGGCGTTCGGTTTGTCGAAGTTTGCTGACATCGAGACGGACACGCAAAACATCCAGAGCAGATTGCCCGCAGCGCTGAACGATGGCCGGATGGACTCCTCGATTGGTGCATATCAAAGCGGGTTGGTGCCTACCAACTTTGCAACGTTGAGCATCGACGGAAGCGGTCGAGTGTTGCTACAGCCTACGCAAACGGGCGTAACGATACCACTTGTGGAAACGGTCGGTACTGTCAACGAGTTAGGCGGCAGTGCTTTTGATGCAAATTCGCTAGATACAGAAATAGCCATTAAGGTTTGGGAGCAACTCACTACCGCCACCTGGCCTACTGACTCATTTGGCAAGCAGGTGCTTATAGGATCGTCAACGCAACGATCAGTTGCGGTCACTGGTAGCAATCATGTTGCAGCGGATATCCATGAGTTTCAGCCGGGCGTAATTACGGCGGCAGATTTTTCGGCAGGTGCGATTGACGCTAATGCACTAGCAGCGGATGCCGCAACAGAGATAGCAACTGCGGTCGGTACGTTGCAGGTGTTGACGCGGTTGGACAGCATGATTGAGAGCGATGGAGCGGGGCAATTTAGGTTTGACGTGATTGCTCTTGAGAATGCTCCAAGCGGTGGCGGTGGAGGTGGTGGTACTGACTGGACATCGAATGAGCGGTCGGCTATCCGGTCGATCCTTGGGTTTGATTCGAGCGGCTCGGTGGTTGATCCATCGGTTGGGATCTTGGATGAGATACGCGACGGGTTGGGGAATACTACCGTCAATGTCTATCCCGTGTCGGCATCAACTCCCGAGCGCGTGGCAGGCACGACCTTAACCTTCTACCGCGACGAATCCAGAGCGGTGAGTGTGGTTACTGATTTTACGCTAACCTCGTTGACGCTTCGATTCGTGGTTGAGGATAACGATGGCGATGACGTGCTAGTCATCGAAGACGCGTCGATCACTAAGAGCAGTCAGACCTTTACCGTTAGCATCACAACAGCGGTAACGGCAAACCTTGGCAACTACCGTTGGAGTATGCGAGACATTACCAGCGGTAACAGCGTTATAGCCTTTGGCGTGCTTACCGTGCAGGAGGCAGCGTCAAAGGATGCCTAGACTATGCCGATGCGGAAAGATTGTTGAAGATCGTTGCGAGTGCTTTAGTGGAGCATCAACGCAGCTTTCACGCTCCACAACGGCGGAAGGGCATGGCAGCGATCACCGTAAAGCGAGTGAACGGTATAGAGCAGAGCATCCGTTATGCGAGAGATGTGTACAGTTGCACGGTGCCATGCATGCTAAGCCGTCGAAGGACATGCACCACATAGTAAGCATACGCAAGGACGCGACGCAAAGGATGCAGCGTGGCAATTGGCTGGCGGTTTGTGCCGAGCATCACGAAGAGTTAGAGGGCAATGAGTTGGAAGGCATGGCGTGTAAGCGGTGGAGCGAGGCGAACTACGATGCGGCGATGGACACCCCCTCTAAGGTATGGGGGGCGTCTCAAAATGCGACTTAATACGGCTTCGAT